TGATCCATTCCTCTTTGAAAACATCCGCGCCAGCGTTGCTAAAGGACGCCATGTACTCTTGCTTAAATGAAAAGCTAGACAGGGTTTTCTTGGCTGACTCGATCTCGGTTGGGTCGATCAGGGGGTTGTCGGCAGTGGTGAAGTGGTGGGTTAAAGAGATTGAACACGGTAGATGGGACATCCGTGAGACAGCCTCCAAGATTCTGATGGCGATGCGGGAATACCGGCCTTTGTCTATCGGGATTGAGAGGGGGGCGCTGAAGAACGCTGTTCTGCCGTATCTAAGTGATTTGATGAGAAAAAACAATGTCTACAGCCACATTGTCGATTTAACCCACGGCAATCGTAAGAAAACAGATAGAATCATCTGGTCGCTTCAAGGAAGGTTTGAGCATGGCCGAGTCATCCTGAACAGCGAAGAAGACTGGGCAGACTTTACTGACCAGCTTCTGATGTTTCCAAGCCAAGGGGTACACGACGATCTTCCAGACGCATTGAGCTACATTGATCAACTGGCGGTGACAAGCTACTTTGAGCAAGATGATGACGATGCTTGGGAGCCGATGGACGTAATAAGCGGGGTTTAAAAATGGCCGGAAAATTTGACACTATTGGTTCTCCACAGGCAGTTCAGGGATCAATGTCACGGGCTGGCCCAAACACACCTGCGTGGTGGAGCGATACAGGCCCGTCTTGGAATCCTGAGACTGGCTTAGACATATACGGGAATTATGGTGGGCCGATAGGCACATCAGGGCCAATGGACGCTAGGGTTAACCCAAGGGGTAACGCTCAAAACATTGCGTATGGTTTGGATTTGATGAACCCCGCAGGGCAACCAGAAACTACAGAATTAACTGGGATGCCACAGGCCGCGATTGGGGGAAACCAAACAACCCCGCAACAAAACATGGGGTATGCGCCGCAACCAATTGGCGCTGGGCTATTTGGTGGTCAATTCCAAATGATGCAACCGCCACCTTTTTATAACCCGCTGATGGGATTAGGTGGTGCTCAAAATTTTGGTGGTTTATTTGGGCAGCAACTTCAACCAATGATGCAGTACCGTATGGGCTTCCCTGGCTTAAATACTCAGATGCAACAGCCAAACATGATCCAGCAACAGTTTAATCAACAAGCACCGGCATTTTTTGATAGCCTTGCCTATCGACCGCTATAAATTTGCCAATACAATAGCCGACACAACGAGGTAACGCTATGGATCAAAATGAGTTCGACGAACCAACAGAGAACGACAAAGAGCTAACCTCCTTTGTCATTGACCACTGTGACCGCTGGCGCGACTGGCGCGACACGAACTTTCTCCCCGACTATCTAGAATACGAGCGCATCTTCCGTGGTGAATGGGCTGCGGAAGACAAAACGCGAGAGTCTGAGCGATCACGAATCGTAACCCCAGCTACCCAACAGGCGGTAGAAACCCGCCACGCTGAGATCATGGAAGCCATCTTCGGTCAGGGCGAGTTCTTTGACATTGAAGACGATCTTAAAGATGTCAACGGCAATCCGTTAGATGTCGAGGCGCTCAAAGCCCAGTTAATGGAAGACTTAAAGCAAGACAAGATTAGAAAAGCTATCGACCAGATCGAGTTGATGGCTGAAATCTATGGCACTGGCATCGGCGAGATCGTTGTCAAAGAGGAAAAGGTCTTTGAGCCAGCCACCCAACCGATTCCAGGCCAGATGGGGCAAGCTGCTATTGGTGTAGTAGAAAAAAGCCGCATTGCGGTAAAGATCACTCCGGTCAACCCTAAGAATTTCTTGTTTGACCCCAATGGGACGAGCATTGATGACTGCATGGGTGTGGCAATTGAGAAGTTTGTCAGCATCCACAAGGTAGTCGAGGGCATTGAGAAAGGCATTTACCGCAAGGTAAACATCACCACGGGCGATGAGGACACTGACCTTGAGCCAACCCAAGAAGTGAGCCAGTATCGGGATGGAAAAGTGCGGCTGCTGACGTACTACGGCCTTGTGCCAAGGGAGTACCTGACTGAAAAAAACGAGGAAATAGAGGAATTGTTCCCCGAAGACTCGGTTGCTGATGATTACTCTAACATGGTCGAGGCCATTGTGGTGATTGCCAATGAGGGCTTGCTGCTCAAAGCAGAAGAAAACCCGTACATGATGAAAGATCGTCCAGTTCTGTCTTATCAGGACGATACTGTCCCGAATCGGCTCTTGGGTAGAGGTACGGTGGAGAAGTCCTACAACATGCAGAAGGCGATTGACGCTCAAGTGCGTAGCCATCTGGATTCTCTTGCTTTGACTACCTCACCAATGATCGGTTTGGACGCATCTCGCCTTCCACGGGGCGCTAAGTTTGAGGTGAAACCTGGCAAAGCGTTCTTGGTCAACGGCAACCCTGCTGAAATTCTCTACCCCTTTAAGTTTGGCGAGACAAGTCTGAACAATCTGAACACGGCCAAAGAGTTTGAGCGCATGTTGCTACAAGCCACCGGCACGATGGATGGTCAAGGCATGGTCAGTCAAGGCAATCGGGACGGCGCTGGCATGTCAATGGCAGTCGCCACGATCATCAAGAAGTACAAACGCACTTTGGTGAACTTCCAAGAGGATTTCTTGATCCCGTTCATCCAAAAGGCAGCGTTCAGGTACATGCAGTTTGACCCAGAGCGCTATCCATCGGTGGATATGAAGTTCATCCCGACGGCGACGCTTGGAATTATTGCCCGAGAGTACGAGCAGCAGCAGTTTGTGGGTCTGTTGCAGACACTTGGCCCAAATACACCGGTGTTACCGATTATCTTAAAGGGCATTTTTGCCAATTCCAGCCTGTCTAACAGGTATGAAATGATTGCGGCCTTGGATCAGATGAGCCAGCCCAACCCAGAGGCACAACAACTTGAGCAAGCCCAACAGCAATTGGCTTTGCAAGCAGCACAGGCTCAGATCGCGGTGCAGACTACGCAAGCGGAGCAGAATCGGGCAGAGGCGCAGAAACTGACGATTGAAACGCAGCTTATGCCGCAAGAATCGCAAGCTAAGACTATGGCCGCGTTGACAAAAAATCTGCCAGATGACAACGAAGGCAAAGAGTTTGACAAACGGGTCAAGATTGCTGAGTTGATGCTCAAAGAAGCGGACATCAAGAACAAATCCAAGATCGTTGAGTTGCAGATGGCAAACAAACAAGAAAATCTACGCTCAGTCGAGAACGAGTTCCTTGACCAACTGTCGGGAGCATTGAAATGATTGATCTCGATTCAATGTCTGACGACGACAAGCTGGCGGCGCTTGAGTCAATCCACAAGTCAATTGCGGAAAGCAAGGAAGTTCAAAAGCAAAAGATTGCAGTCAATGTCAATTTGGTGCTGCAAGCCCTCAAGAAGATGGAGTCCGACATTCGGGCGCGATACGATGAAACCGGCAAGGCAATTGAAAAGCGAGTCGCCAATATCAAAGATGGGCGTGATGGGCAAGACGGTGTAGATGGTCAAAAAGGTAAGGACGGAAGGCCAGGTCGTGATGGGTTGCCAGGCCCTCGCGGTATTGACGGGCTGAACGGCATAAATGGTGTAGATGGTCAAGATGGCGTTTCTGTCACGGACGCCAAGATTGACTTTGATGGCAGCTTGATTATTACTTTGTCTACTGGGCAAGAGATCAATGTGGGTGAGGTTGTATCTCCCGACTTGGCGCAAAAGATACAAGTTATCAGCACTATGTCTACCAACGGGGCGGTTGGCATTAAAGACGAGGGTAGCTCAATCTCTACTGGTGTGAAGAACATCAACTTCGTTGGTGCTACTGTTACCGCTACGAATTCAGGTGATGATGTCACCGTCAACGTAAGTGCGGGAACAGGTACGGTAACAAGTGTCGCTGTATCCGGTGGCACTACGGGTCTGACAACAAGCGGTGGGCCAATCACCACAACCGGCACGATTACCTTGGGCGGGACTCTTGCGGTGGCTAGCGGCGGTACGGGTACAGCAACTCCTGGCTTAGTAGCTGGTACAAACATCACCAGCATCACAGGTTCATGGCCTAATCAGACAATCAACGCAAGCGGTGGTTCTGGAACGGTAACAAGTGTTGCGGCTACGGGTGGCACGGGCATCAGTGTTTCGGGTAGCCCGATCACAACTTCTGGCACGTTAACCATCACCAATACAGCACCGGATCAGACTGTTGCCTTGACCCAAGGCGGCACGACTACCATCACTGGTACTTACCCTAACTTTACGATTTCATCTGCTGACCAGTTTGTAGGCACTGTTACCTCGGTCACTGGAACATCACCTGTTGCCTCTAGCGGAGGTACAACCCCTGCTATCAGCTTGGCATCGGGTTACGGAGACACACTCAACCCTTACGCATCCAAGACAGCCAACTTTGTTTTGGCTGCGCCTGATGGGACTGCGGGTGTACCGACATTCCGCGCTGTTGTTGCGGCTGATATTCCTACGCTAAACCAAAGCACCACCGGCAGCGCAGCCACTCTGACTACAGGCCGCACGATTGCAGTCACGGGTGACCTGGCCTACACCAGCCCGTCATTTGACGGATCGGCCAACGTCACTGCTGCTGGCACACTGGCGACTGTTAATGCCAATGTTGGCTCGTTCACTGCGGCAAACATCACGGTAAATGCCAAGGGTCTGATCACTGCCGCCGCCAACGGGACGGCTGGTGCAACTATTAGCAACGACACCACCACGGCAAGCAATCTCTTTCCCTTGTTTGCATCTGCGACTAGCGGTGTGCCGACAACAATCTTCACAAGCAACGCGCAGTATTTGTACAAGCCTTCTACTGGTGAGTTGAGCGTTAAAGCACCACGGGCTTCAAACGGCATTGTGGTCAACAGTGCCACGATTGCGGAGAACTACACCATTGCTACTGGCGACAACGCCATGAGCGCAGGGCCAGTAACAGTTAACAGCAGCATTGTGGTCACAGTCTCCAGCGGCTCACGCTGGGTCGTGGTTTAAGGAAAAAAAATGAGCTTAATTTTAAACGGCACTACGGGCCTTTCTGATGTAGACGGCACAGCAGCCGCCCCTGCTATTTGCGGCACTGACACCAACACCGGCATCTTCTTCCCTGCGGCTGACACCATTGCTTTTGCTGAAGGTGGTGCGGAGGCTATGAGAATTACATCGACCGGCGATGTGGGTATTGGAACAAGTTCGCCGACCCAAGAGCTTCACCTTTATCGCTCAAGCGGAGCTACTGACTTTTTGATTGAACAAGCCTCAAGCGGTAATGCTTACTTACACACAAAAAACACTTCCCGCGAATATGCTATTGGAACTCGCACTGATGTTCTGTCGTTTTACGACATCACTGCTGATTTAGAACGCGCCCGTATCGACTCCAGCGGCAATGTGGGGATTGGTACAACGGCAACCACCTACAACTACCAGACAAAGAACATTGCGCTTTACGATGCCTCTTCCGCTGGCATTTCTATTGTTGGTGGGGCAAAAATTCTTACACTGACGGCGCAGAGCAGTGGTGGAATTTTTGTTGGTTCACGCTCAAATGACAATTTAATTTTCGCAACCAACGACACAGAACGCGCCCGTATCGACACCAGCGGTAACTTATTTGTCGGTAGAACATCAGACACAGATGCTGCGGGAATTACGCTTGCCGGTGATGGTTTAATAAGGGCAAATCGTGATGGCGGCATTGCTATAATTGCAAATAGAAATACAAATGATGGTACTATAATAGATTTAAGACAAGCTGGATTTACTGAAGGCACTATCTCTGTTTCTGGAACGACTGTTTCTTACAACGGTGGACATTTGTCTCGTTGGTCGCAACTGCCTGATAACTCCAAAGATGACGCAATTCTAAAAGGCACAGTTTTAAGCAACTTAGAAGATATGTGCGTTTGGACAAAAGATGGTGAAATTCTACCAAATGAACAGTTAAACAAAATGAAAGTATCGGATGTAGATGGCGATACTAATGTGGCTGGCGTATTTGTAAACTGGACAAGAGATGAGGATTGTAATAGTGATGACATGAATGTCGCTATGACGGGCGACATGATTATCCGCATTGCACAGGGCGTAACTGTCCAGCGCGGTGACTTGCTCATGTCTGCTGGTGACGGCACAGCCAAGCCACAAGGTGATGACATCGTGCGGTCTAAGACTGTTGCCAAGGTCACATCAACCCATGTCACTTGCACTTACGCAGATGGTTCATTCTGTGTGCCATGTGTATTGATGGCCTGCTGATGAAAGCAAATATGAACAAAATCATCACAGCCCTGACAACCCGCATTACCGCACTTGAAGGAGCAGCAGCATGAGTCTATTAGCCGTTCAAGGTGGCGCTACCGGCACAGGTACGGTCACCCTGTTAGCACCTGTCACAAACACCGACAGGACGCTGACACTTCCAGATGCTACTGACACAGTGGCGGGTATTGCCGCGACTCAGACGCTGGCCAACAAGACGCTGACCAGCCCCACGCCGACCACGCCGAACATCAACTCAGCACAATGTGCCACGGTGACCGGCGCAGCACCTATCTATC